CGCCAGAGGTACTTCATACAGTTGCCCTTGAGATAACCAGCGAATGCTTCAGCAGACATAGATGCTTGAATGCCTTCAATACATTCTATTGACCCAGTGTTGTAGTGGTCGGGGTTGTTGACTACATCTTCTACTGCGTTATCCCAAGAACTGTGGGCGGCTTCTTCCTCTGCCATGTCAATATAAACCTTCATCAAAGACTCATCTATTGCCGGGTGTTTCTTTTGTAGTCTATCCCAGTCTTGTGGTGTTGCTTCGTTAATGCTCATTGTTGTCCTCTCTATATCTAATTAGTCTGTTACCAAAAGCCTCTATGAGATCTTCGCTGTCTATCTCTAATAGTTCTAAGATGTCTATCTCATCATGGTCGCGTAAGAACTGTTCCTTAAATTCCTCGAATGACATTTTTATCCCTCACGTACTGTAGCAATTCCTTGGTTGTCTTGACTGTGAAATGAGCGAAGCCTTCCTTATCACACCACTGCCCCATTGTCATCTTACTTCCCTTACGTATCTTCTTGTAAGGGTCTGACAACACAAAGACAAGCTCCCACTGAGGCATTGAGTCTCGGATTGAGGTATACTTCTGTGTGTCACCTACCCTGAAGTACCCCTTCGCCTCTATCAGTATTTGTTTGTCCTCGTGAACAAAGTCAGGGAGATATTTTTTGTTGATAATATAGGGCAGCTTGTACGGTTCGTATTGGAACTCCTTATTAAGCTGATCATATAAAGCAGACTCTAAACCAGACCTGAATTTTTTCTTACTCATTTCAGTCTTAACTCCTGTACTTTCGGTTCCTTAACTACCTTACATAAAAACTTAGGCTTGTTAGAGTATTTAAAAGCCCTCAAGTTAGGGTAACAGTGTCTCTTATACTGACAATACGAACAGCCTATAGCTAACTCTAGGTTCCCTGACTTACCGTCTGGCTTCGGCTTATAACATAGCTTGTCAGGCTCGGGCTTTTTTACCATCTCCTTAAGGTGCTTAACCCTGTCGGTTATTGTACCTTGAAAGTCAAGTAACTCGGAAACCTCTGGATCAGCTAGGTCATACTTGAGAAACTTGAGATAGCCGTTGGTCTTATCCATTGCTAACCAACCTATCTCGGTAGCTCCCTCAGAATGAGCATAAGCTTTTATCTGATCAATGTAACCGAAAGGATCATCGTTAATCAGCGTGCCGTCTTGGAACTTCTTAAACCCAAAACTACTGGCTGACTTAACGTCCGTCACTACACCGTCAATCTTACAGTCCATTGAGCCTTGGATGCCCTCAACCTCACAACGCTTCTGTTCATCCGTGACTGTGTGTCCTGCCATCCGAACCAAGAACAACAACATCTCTTCAATTAAGTGACCATACATAAACTTAATATAGGTATGCGGTTCAATCTTTTCTTTCTCTGTACCTGCCACCACGTTCCAAAGGTATCGGTCTGTGCGTCCTATGTTGGACAGTCTAAGTGTGCGCTTATCCTGACGCTTCTCTCTGCCAAACTCTGTACGCATCAAGTCCTTCACTGCTTCGCCGAACTTCTCTATCTCAGCCTCTACATCTACTGTAGTGTCAGCGTCCTTGCTTTCCATCAGTGCGTAGATATCTTTAACTACATCATCAACTTGCTTCATCATACTCTCCTACAATAGAATCAATCCATCGTTTAGCTATCTCTACGTCACACTTGAACCACTCATTGCGCTGTTCAAACATGTCAGACAACCGATTGTGTGCTTCAGCTTCCGTAGCCCTGCGGTCTGGTGTGTCTACCACATAGGCTAGCTCATAGTCCCTGTAAGGTGAGGATGTTTGATAGTTACCTGCCCTATCTTCTGCGTCCACTGCCATCCCTACCTTGACCCAGCCTTCCCACGCGGGATTAGTAATGACGTACACCTGACCCTGTAGATTGTCCTTGAAGTTCTCTAAGGAACTAAAGGCTGCATCCTCAAACCCTTTGTAACGTCCTGCTTTGTACAGCGGGTGTGTCTTGGGTACGTACTTGCCGTTTACAAACATCCTGCTAATGTTCTTCTTGGTGTGTGACTCTAAGGACTGTCGTTCTCCTTGTCTTCGACTTGTCGCTCCGGCGTACCACCACTTTCCGTCCTCGAAATAAATATTCTTGTTAGTGGGTGTCCGACCAGTTACTTCCGACTTGATATTCTCCTGCGAGTGGGCAGTTGAGCTTGTAAAAAAGTCCTGCTGCTTCGACACAGCTTGTTGCGAGCCTTCCGAAAACCTCTGCTTCCTCTTCTCTGACCTCTGTCTGGATCTCATCGTGTATGTTTCCTATAAAATTATAATCAATGTTCCATGTAGTAGCGTACTCGTCTAGTAAACACAGTGCCTTCTTCATAACGATTGCACCTGCGCTCTGTAGTAAAGTATTCAATGCCGCGTGTTCTGACCGTACATAGACCCTGCGTCCATCCAATCCAAAAACATAACCTCTTCCAGCAGCCACTCCAACTCGCTCTCGTAATGTTCTAAGAGCAGGCGTGTTTGCAAGGAATTTTTCCTTAAGTCTTTTACCATCTCTTGCATTTCCTCCAACGACACTTCCGATCTTCGCATCTCCTGCGCCGTAAAGGAAAGCGTAGATGAAAGTCTTTGCTTGATTTCTAGTTTCAAGGCCCGCAGCCAACTGATTTGCCGTGTGAATATCTCCCGTGAGTATTTCATTAGTGTAGCCCTCATCGTTCATATAATGTGCAAGCATTCGTAGTTCCAAGCCGCTTGCGTCCATGCCTACTAGCTTGTAACCTGTGGGTACTGTCCAAACCTCTCTGCACTGCTTACCGTAGGGTGCACTACCTGCCGGTACTTGAGCAACATTGGGGCTTGAGTGTGTCATGCGTCCTGTAACTGCACCGTTGGCGTTGACATAGCCGTGGACTCTACCGTCTTCCTGAACTGCATCCAACCAACTCTGTATCTGTGCTATACGCTTCTGTACCATTAGGTACTCACCAATAAGTTCTGCTTCCGGTATACCTTTCACCTTGCGTAGCACTGCCTCGTCAACGATGGGCTGTCCTTTCTCGGTGAAGCTGCGCGGTTCCCAGCCGTAGTATTGCAAGTGTCTACCTATCTGCTGTCGTGATCCTAAGTTAAACACAGGAAAGTCAATGCGACTAAACTCGCCACCAACTGTTTCCCAACTGTCTCCTAAGAACTTCAGCCCTACTACTGACATAGTACCGTCCTTCTTAATCTTAGGACATACTTGTTTTATAAAAGTAGGTAAAGGTTTAAACTTCTCGTGTACCTTATCCTCTAACTCAAACTTCTTTTCCTTCAACTCCGCTAATAATATAAAGGCTTTCTCTTGATCTACCAACCAGCCGCTTTTAATTTGCTGATTAATAATCCCCTGTACTTGGTTCTCAAGCACAATGCTCTGATCTCCAAAACCTGCAAGCACACGAAGTAATCTCTGGTACACCAGTTCATTAACTCGAACGTCTTGGCGACAATACTCCACCATATCCTGAGAAAAGCTGTCCCAATCATTATGTTCTCCTTTCGGTTGATTTAATAACTGACCCCAGTTCTCCAATGAATGACCGCCTAAACGTGATGGCTCTGCCAATCTGGACATAACTAATGTATCAGTAACCTGACACCCGCTGAAGTCTGCACCCAACAGTCGTTCTAACACTGGAATATCGTAGCCGATGATGTTGTGACCGATAACCTCCAGTCCATCCTGCTCTTTAATCCAGTCCTTGAAACAATGTAGGTCGTCTCCAGACCACTCTATATACTCCTGAGTGTCCCTTACATAAGCGATGATGCACCATACCTTATCAGGGTTCAGGCCGTTCGCTTCAATATCAAAGACTATTTGCTTCATTAAAACCCCGCTTCTTCCACCGGACATACTGTTTCAACCATACGTCCTGATTCTGCATCATAGTAGAGGTAACAGGCCGAGCCGGTCAGACCAACAAACCTATTCTTCAATACCCTGACCGTTGTTGTGTTACGTATGGTAGGGTCGCTGTGTTGCTGATCACGCTCTAAACCAATCACCATATCACTTAGCTGCGCGATGGCTGCGCTTCCTCTAAGTTCTCCTAGACTAATCTTACCGCCATCCTCGTGCGCCTTCTGACCTGATGGTCGGCGTAGGTGTGACACTAAGAACAATCCAACTCCCGTCTCCTGAACTATCTTACGAAGGTTAGTCATGATACTGTCGATAGCCTTACGCTCGTCACCATTGGACTGGTCACTAACCACAATGCTCAGATGGTCTAGGATAATCCACTTGCAGTCAAGACCCTTGGCCATGTAGCGTATGCGCCCTAGCAAGTCATCCTCACTGGTGCTGCCGAAGTGGTCTAGTAAGTGTATCCGGTCTAACCCGAACGTGTTCTCCCAGTACCCTCGCTCCTCTCCCTCTACTAAGGACTCCTTGATCTCCGGTATATGTAACTGCTTGTTAGCCTCGATGGACATAATACCTAACGTGGTCTTCGGTACGTCCTCCTCCAACGCTAGGATACCGATGTTGTCCTCAGTGTTCTTCAGCAAGTAGTGCTCAAGCTCTCTCATGATCTGTGACTTGCCCATGCCTGAGCCTGAAGTTATCGTGACCAGTTCCTTGGGTCTAAAACCATGAGTGTACTCGTTCAAGCACTGCCACGGATACGGTATGGACTTGATGTCCTTCTGCTCCTGCAACATATCCCAAGTGTCCATGCCTGAGACAATACCATCTGGCCTAAACGCCTTGGCATTCCACCACTCCTTGACAAACGCCTGTACCTGACCACCCTTAAGCATATCTCCTGCGTCTTTCATCGGTAGGGTTACGTTCTTTGCTTTGTTGGGGGTGAACAGATTAAGAACAACCTTCGCCGCTTCCTGTCCGGGCTTGTCATTGTCAAAACAGATGATCACATTATCGAAAGACTCTAACCATTCAAGGTTGGCTTTGATATCTTTGGCTGCACCTGATGCCCCGCTTCGGATAGAAACGACAGGCCATTTGCCATCGAACATCTCGTTGACTGCCAGTGCGTCTGTCTCGCCTTCCGTGATTGTAACATATTTGCCGCCACCCTTGAACGCCTGTTGGCCGAAGAGACCTGCATTATCAAAACCTCCTGTCGCATAGAACTGTTTGTTGGCTACACTGCGTACCTTGGTGCCGATCACTGAGCCAGTATCTTTATCGTAGTAGGGATAGTGGTGCTTAACTACCGTTCCCTTTGTGTCGTACTCCACTGTCACCCCATAACGCTTGGCTACAGCCAGTGAGACACGCCTGTCCGGTATTGCTGCTATTACTCCTGTCATCTCTAATGTCCTTGTTGGTTTACGTGGTGCAAAGTCTAGGGCAGTTCCGTTGCCCCTCTCGTAGTGGTTACAGTCTGCCGTGAAGCAGACCGCATGCCCATCGGAGTACCTTGCTAGATTGTCACCTGAGCCACACGTTGGGCATGGCTCGTGACGTAGAAAGGTAGACTCTGCTGTCATTAGAATCCCTCGCCTTCGCCTGACTCAGCAACTTCCAGCACCTTAACTTTATTAAGGTAGGTGGACGTACCGTGAACAGGGTGGGGCTTACCTTCTGCCCAGAGCAAGCGCACCTTAGAGCCGCGGGTCACCCGTCCCATGAATGGCTGACCATCCGTGTCGAACACAGGGATTTCGTATTTGGTGCTAAACTTACGTTGCTTTACACCCTCGTACTCGCGGAGCTTGACACCCTTGGCTTCCAAATCATTAGATGTTTCATCGTCAAGACTGATGACCAATGAATACTTACCAGTTGACTGACCCTGATAAACCTCGTGCTCGTTTAGATTTTCAAACGCTACTGTACCTTCGATAACTGCCATAATACTTCTTCCTTTTACACTTTAAGTTATGACCCTAAGTATACTTAGGATCGTTTGGGTTTAAACTTTATTAAATTATTAAAGAACATAACATAAGAATATTATAACATTAATTATTAGACAAGTCAATACCTATCTCAGCTAATGTTTCATCTATTGTCTGCTCCACCGCCCCATCCTCTTCTAGAAGCGCCCTGTTGCTTACTACCATACAATTATAACACAAATCCAAATGCGCGTCAGTGTTAAAATCAATTCTTTTCATCTCGAACTCTGTCAATATAGTGTCACACGCTTTGCATCTACTCATCTAACCAACTCCCCTTCAAGTTTTTATGTTGTTCCTTCAAAGCATTTAACGTCTCGTTGTAATAGTCGTAACGTATAGCCTGACGCGCTCTGAACTGTAAATCCGAAACAGTCATGCAGTACAGGTGGTGCTCAGTAAGCTCGTCAATTATCACATGATCGGCTTCGTTAATCCAGTCACTGCCCTCGTACCCTAGCAAAACCTCTTGAATTCTACTCATCATCGTCTCCTTTCCAGTTATCCATTGTTTCTTTAATCCCATAACCTAAGCAGAGTATAAGCCCTATGCATACCAAAGTCAACACAGTTAATCCTCATCTATTGTGTAGACGTTACCGAAGCTAATCATCACGAAAGGCAGACAGAGGAACACACCCACGAAGGGCATTGCGTATGTCTCTTCCTCGCGTGTATTGTAGACCCACACCGCCCGGCTGTCACTAAACTCCAGCCACAGCCCACAACCGTTAATTAATTCTACGCTTAAAAGCCTGTTGAATATTCTAAATTGCATTTTAGTTACCTCTACTCTCGTCAACTTTCTCTTTAACAAATAGCCCGTTGACCATCTGCCCCTTTCTATCTTTGATATCACCATAAGCGTGCTCCATACACTCCGCCAGCGTGTACTTATTGCGGTGTGCTATGTTGATCAAGACAACAATAATATCACCGATATCATCAACGACACACTGGCTGTGCTCAATGTTCTTACGCAGTTCCTCTACCTCTTCTAGTAACTTCTCAAACTGCTGGTGATCTGTTGACCCGTTAATCAAATTACGGTTGTGGTGCCAGCTTACAATTTTACATTCTAAATTGTTCATGTCCATTATTTATTCTCCTTTGTCACGTTGGGTGGTATATAATAATAGTTTAGATGCTGATAAAGATGCCTAGCTGCTGCCAAATCGTCATCATCAGGCACCCAGCTAGGGTCTCCTAAGAGTCCCTCTGCATACTCCTGTATGTCCTCTAGTAACGCCTCAAAGTCCTCGCGCTGTGCCTCATTAAGCTCCTCAACCGTTAACTCTTCGCCGTCAAAATACGGGTCTCTCGCGTCCTCTTCACTTATTCTGCAACCTGTCATAGTTATTCTCCTAGCTGTTGCCTTGTAATTGTTTAGCATTATTTCTCCTCTTTTTTTGGATATCCTAGTGCTTCGCGTGTATATCTGTCTCCGTACTCTGGATATTCTGCGCGTAACTGTCGCATCATATCGCGCCACGGTTGTGCTGCTTTATGGCCGTCCTGTCTATATGAGTTTCTATACATTCTTGAGAGTTTAGACAGTGTTTCCCTGTATCCTGCGTAACTTAATTCCATTATGCCACCTCGTTATAGTCTGAATCACATTCACTGGTTGAAGTCAACAGGCAATCAATACGAGCCTGCGGCACTGTGAGAGCCTCGCAGCCATTGAGCCACTTGTTGATGTGTTTGGTGGTGGTGACACTATAACGCTCTGCTGTGCGCACCAGTGAGCCGTCAGTCAAACGTGCCGCCACTGGGGTTTCGTAGCTAAAAAATACCTGCGCAAATCCTAGGTCTAGTTCGGTCATGTTACTAGCTATATGTTTAATTTTCATCTGTATTACCTCGTTGATTTGGTTTAGTTGGTTTAATGGTAGCCACTCTAACCGAATGACTACGATAAAGCAACTATTTGTTACAGCACCTTACTTCCTCGGGGTGGCAGGCTTGATCATAAGCTTTCTCCCACGCTCTCCCCACCTCGTTGTAACCGTAGTCACTGACGAACTCCTCCGGTTCGTCCATACCGTTGACCACGTAGAACCATGCCGCTACCTTCCCGGACTTGTACTTAAGGACTATCTCGGCTGTATCGCAAGCCTCAGTCGCCTCCTTTGCTGCCTTGTATCCAGTCCCAGAGTAATCAAGCTCCTCGCCATCGCCCCAGACTTCCAGCGTATAGCCCTTGTCTATCGCCCATTTGATCAGGTGTAAGTGTGATTTTTCCATTTTATTTGCTCCAGTTCTCTTCGATTGCTAGTTTAATTGTAAGCTTATTAAATACCGCACCATCAGGGGTCTTTTTAGGCAGGCAGACCCCCAGCAGCACCTCTACCGCCTTGTCCAGACTAAACTCGGTTGGCATCCAGCACCACTCCTCGTACCAGTCGGGGTCATTGTGTAACCAGAGCGATACGTTCCAAGCGTTCCAACTGCGGTGACCGTTATATTCTTTCATAATAATTCCCTCAAGCTAGGTAATAAAGTAAATCAAGTAAAGCAGACCAGACATACAAGGTCGCTGCTGCCACAATAACATGATAGAAAACTTCTCGCATTTTAAAAACCTCCGGTAGTCAAGTTATGCGTGAGCACTCGTTAGAATGCCCACTGATAACTCTACTTCAACCGTTCATCCACGCCTGATCTGCCTCTTCAAAGGCCGCCACTGCTGCAACATACTTCGCCTTTGTCGCCGCCTGCCTAGCTTTATCAACCGCAAGTTCTGCTCTGCTCACCGGGTCAGTACCAGCGTAACTCTTCAAGCTGTTGTAGTGGTTGCGGTGCCACGTGTAGTCCAGACTGGTGTAGATTACCTCAGTCTCAGCAAGCTTCATTGCGTAATAGGCAACAGAACTACCCTTGTCAACCGCATCCTGATAACGTCTACGCGCCGTAGTCTCTGACTTGTTTGCGCCCTCAAGTAATAAAATTACTATATTGTTGTCCTTTATATTGATATCAAAATTTCTCATCTTATACTCTCTCTTCTATTTTCCAGACTTTCAAGACCTTGCGTCTGCTCGGTTTCATTGCTGTCCAATCTTCTAAAATACCCTCTCGAATGCAAGCGATATGGCCATTGACTAGACAATAAAACGTGTCGTTCGGAAAGGTGTTCTTTAAATCCCTATGGACTCTATTTAACGTCTGGCCTATGTAACCGCCATCCATAAAATCTATATCATATTTTTTACCAAAACGCATGGTAGTTTTCTCGATAACATCCAGCGGAGTTCCTTTGCCGTGTTCTCGTCTCCGTCCACTGTTTACCATTGTTTCCATATATCTCTTAACTTTGCCCATGCTCGCGTTGGTCGCTATGCAAACAGCTATCAAACCACAATAACCATTGTCTCTGTTGAATGCATCAGCGATTTTATGTAGCTCGGCATATGTTCGTTTCTGTTTATGTGACATTTTAAAAACCTTTTAAGTTATTCAATCAAAACCCCTGATAATCAAAGGTCTTAAGTGAATAACCGCGCTAATCTTATAGAGGCTGTTTTAACCACGCAACCCGCTTACACGGTGCCTTCTGGCCTCTGTCTAACCTGATTAGATTGGTTAGTCGATCCTGATTCACTCTGCGTTCACAACCTTGCAAGCCACGGCTTCTTAGGGTCGTTACCGTTATCTACTAGCAGTAACACTCAGGTCAAGACTGCGATATAAGCTCGGTGTTAAATTAATCAAAGCCCGTGGACTTTACTAACACTAGATATTGATCCCGCTGTACATCTCTACCATTCTCAGAAACGCTGCTCTGTCTCGTCTTGATGGCCCCCATTGTATAGACTTGAATCCCGGTGTCAAGCCCTAAATCAAAAATAAGTGAAATTAATTTTACCTGTTTTTTCGCATAGTAGTAGGACATAGGTATCCTATAGCATACTCACACCTCAAGGTACAGCGGTAAACGTGACCACAAAGGCTCCTTGGGTCACACGAATGATTGACCTGAGAATCCAGATGTGG